CGGTCTGTCCACCTGAGTAAATGTGCCACATCGATGCCTCCTCGAAATTCATCGACCACAACATGTTCTTGATTCTGGTAACCGTCCCAGAATTTGGATCTAGGACACTTAGCATAAGCACTGACTCCTGCTTCATCCCATGCACGGCGAGATTTTCCAGTTCCTGTAGAACCCCAAAATACTTCAACTGACTTTTCAATTCCTTCACAAGTGGAGTAGTCTGAGGCGATGGCGCGGAGGGAACGATAAGAAAGAACTCTGACATAGGCTGGCACGGATTCCAAATCCCCGGACTTCGCACAGGTCCATACTCCATCCCAGTCTGTTTTGGAGTTTCTTCTAAATGGCTTGGCTCCAACTTCAAAGGGCTCACCGATTCGAGTCTCTTCTTTGTGGCAGTAAGCTTCGGCTGCTTCAGATCGTGAGAGCTCTCCATGACAGGTGGTTCCAAACAAGCTCTTAACTGCGGCAAGAGAGACCTTCTTACTGAACCCCACGATGAGCTGATAGTGTCTGTAGCCCGTTTCGGCTCCTTCTTCTTGTTGACCCTTGGCCCAACATAATTCGGATGGGAGGTTTCCACTTGAGAGAGATTCACATATCTCGGAGGGGTAGGGGACCGTGAGTAGCCAAAAGATTCCTTGTCTACGACTATGTTTAGAGCTTGCCATGGTTCCATTATTTCCTATGAGCAAGCCAGGGAAGCGATGGTTCATTTTGGGTAAAATAGTATCGCCTTTTATAGACATTTGACGAGCCGGCTCGTTTGGTCATCTGTCATTATCGGCGCACTTATACCCCCCATTTAGGTTTTAACCGAAATTCAAATGAACCGTGTGGCGCTGTCCCTCCTGGAGGGAATCGGGCGGGGCGGACGGTGAGAACCGAGTGAGAATTGAGAACCGCATATAGTAAGTAATACTTAGGAGCAGTTCTCACTGTGGCGCAAGGCCATCAGCTCAAACGCTCCTGTGCTTACTATATGCGGTCTCAATTCCATAAAATTTTATTGGTTCTGATTAGCAGACGAAGTAGATTTAGACAATGGATTCTCCTCATTGCCAACTTGGTACACATTCATACCCAATTCTGACATATTAAATATAACATCTTTTCTCTTTCGAAGATTTAACTGCTGAAGACTTCCCGCAGCTCCAGCATTATCAATAAAACCAGCAACTTCAGGTACTTTAATCGTATAAACTTCCTTCATTTCAATATTAACTGGCATTCCCAAAATTAAAGGTGTATCTGAAACTTGATACATATCACGACCACCAGCACTAGCGGTAGAATCGAGTGTTAAAACCTGATCACCGCAAACACTGATTACACAACCTACGGACCAACCCTTATAATGACTACCATAACTAGCATATGTACCAGGAGTTGGTGATGCAAAGTTTGTGACCAAAAGCTTGCTATAATCAAACGTTCCAGAAGGACCATTGATTGAATGAACACAAGACTCTTCTGGCGCTAAAACCATAGATCTCTTCTTCCATTTCCATTTGAAATCAGTTGATGGCTTAACAATAGCAAGTGGATCAAATTTAATATCATGCAACAATTGCTGACCATCCATTGCTGAAGCAGCATAGTAAGCAAGATTAGTATCCAAATTATTGGTAGATGTTTGAACTGTACTGAGCGCAACACTTTGAGCATTTGCTAAAGGATTATTATCCACAAACTTCAAAGTAGGCTGGCACTCCCAAATATCCATACAAACAACACGACTGGACACATTTTTGATTGTAAATTCCACATAAGATTTAACAACAGTGATTTTTAAATTACCAACATTACCAGAAACTGAAGGAGCTCCAGAATCGACCAAAGCAATGGTTGATAAATTACCAGTTGTTAAATAAGGGTTTGACGTAGGATTTTTGTGATTAAACAAAACTGAAGCAGCATCCAATATTTTAGCAGGAGTAAAAAAATTGAGACCGGTACCAGGGACAATGCCACTAGTCGCAGCATTCTTCTTATAATATACCAACTGATTAAACAAAGTACGACCAGCAATAGCATCCACATCATTATACAATACCTGAGACTGGGTATGACCCATATCATCACCAGCAATTTGACCTCTAGAACTTCCAAAAAGAGATCCAACATAACCATGCTTAATGGTAGTATAAGTACCATAAGCAGATTGGCCTTGCAAAACTTGTTTAACACCACTAACAAACTTTTTAGAAAGTTTCATTCTCTTTTGGCGTTTGATCTTCAACTTACCTTTAACTTTCATTGAAGACTTATTAACAAGATAATTAACTGGATTGCCTGGCATATTTTTACTTTGGGTAAACTTGCCACGATTAACTTGTAAGGTTTTCTGCTTCTTCTGAGGAGTCGGACCGCCAAGAGTAGTATCAGTACTTTGGAACCGACGTCTAGCTTGAGCAAAACCATAACCAGCTGCTTGACCAGATAATTCTGTACCTAATACTTGCAAAGGAGTAAAACCATTAGACTTAGCCCATTTACGAAGTTTTTGTTTGACGTATTGAGACATTTTTTTGGGTTAAAATAAGGGTATAATGATCGAGCTATTAGGGCCAAGGCCCTGGATAGAATTATGAAAACCCTACCCTAACTCTACAACCCTAACCCTAAACCCTAACCCTAACCCTGACCCTACCCGGGCAGAGTAAATTATTGTGTTATTTATAAATATTATATTATCTTCTTCTTCTTTGAATTATTCTTACTCTACGGCCACGACCGAGACTGACGATTCTTGAAGGGGGACGCCGGATAGTACTGCGACGAGTACGAGAACGGCGGTAGCTAGATTGGCGAGGGCGATTAATAGATCTCTGGTTGCGACGGACATAAGGCATTCAAAAAATACTAGTTTATTATTATTAAGGGAAATGCGTTATTGTTAAACGTCGCAATAAAGCATCAAGAGTAGCTGGATCTAAATCGGGATACCAAAGTTCGGGGTTGACATTTGAAGTAAACCAGATTCGCTTAGCATTAAGTGGTCGTGAAGAGCCTTTGACTTCAACACGTACTGGGTAACGGTCTGTCCACCTGAGTAAATGTGCCACATCGATGCCTCCTCGAAATTCATCGACCACAACATGTTCTTGATTCTGGTAACCGTCCCAGAATTTGGATCTAGGACACTTAGCATAAGCAC